CGCTGTAATCCCGTCGTAAACTTGCGATAATCCTCTACGTTAGTCGTGTGCGACATAACGTTAACGTTTAGCGCGTCTAATGTTTCGCCGGCCTTACGCCGCTTATCCGCATCCAGCACGTCGAGTAAATCCATAACGTAATATCCGCGTTCGAACTCGACCTGCGTTTTACCGAGGCGTACGGCTGCGTCAATAAAAAATTCGTCTATCGTTACTCGGCGCTCGCTTCCGCTACTCCCGTTTGCAGGTTCGCTAGTTGCAGAGCGCCTTGCACGTTTTTTAAGAGACCACCGAAGTTATTAACGCGCGCAACGGCGGTAAAATACGCCATCAATTCGTCAGGCGCTACGTTTGCCTCGATCCATTCCGGTTCAAATCCGGTCAATACGCTGACCACTTGTACGACGTCATTTAGCGCGTGCTCGATGAACGCGAATAAGTAAGCTACGCGGTTCTCGGCTGGCGCTGACATAACGCCCATAATCAATTCCGGTAGCATATTAACAGCGGCAAATAGTTCGCGCCATTGTCCGACCGCTACCTTCCGCACCTTTACCGTTCTGTCTCCGAGCTGGATTACGTTGGGGTCAATTACGATATTTGGCGCGGGTACTTCCGCTTTATCTGAACGCTTAAAAATCTGCATTATATTCGCTCCTTATAAAGAAATAGAGGCGCAATTAAGCGCCCCTTTCAACGTGATATTTACGGTGTTGCAGTGATTGTTTCGTCACCGAGAATCGCAATAACTCCGTCTTCATCCGGAGTTGACCGGAGTGTTACGTTTGTGATGCGCTCATTTTCGTTGTTGAACGAATAAGATAAATCCGTCTCGCTGTACGCCAGCGGAATCGTAATCCAAAAGTCCGGATCAGTCAGTTTCGCCAATGGCTTAATGACGGCTTGCTTTGCGGTGTCAATCAAGTTAAGGCCTACGCCAGTCTTAACAACAACCTTCGAACCACCTGCGCCTGTTACAACTTCCGCGCCCGCCATAATCTTCGGAATAGTTGGCAGATCATACTCGCCGAACGGTACCGTCACGCTTACATTACGACCGGTTACGCGCTTACCGACGATGGTCTCACCGGTTTGGTCCGTCTTCTGTTCGCGATAAGTAGTCTCCGTATTGAAAACGACGCCGCCGATCGTTGTCTCGAATTTGACCATCGTTGGGCCTTCGCCATATTCGACGATTGCCGGGCCTACCTCAATCTTGCTAAAGTTTTGTGACATTCTCACAGGTCCCCTTATGTTTATATTTGCACAACAAAAAGAGCCGCCCAGTAACGGACAGCCCTGCGTTTATAGCGATGTTGTTAACGTAAAATTAACGGAATATAGCGCTCGGTTATTCGCGTCAGGACCGAGATACCACGGCGCCGACTGATCCGCCAAGCACTTAACGACGCGCGTAGTCCCGATTATAAATTCCGCCTTACCGTGTAGCGCTTCGAATATAGCGTTAGCCTTCGTTTCAGCCGTTGCGGATGACTTCGCGCGAATCACGACTTGAAATGACGGATATGCAACGGACGACCACTCTTTCGGAGGCGGTCCGCCTGTTATCCGCGTATATGCGCAATCATCCGGATTAGCCGTTGTAAAATCGTTGCCGACTACGGTAAACCCCGGAACGATTAAGCGGATGGTTGCGTTAATATCTGCGACTGTTAATAGCGCCATTATACGTCCACCTCCGTTATTAGCGGCTTCCCGTTGAGCGCCCGTTTTACGCTTATTGCGATTGGCGTATACGTTGTCTCCGCTAATAGTTCGTTGGTGTACGTTAGGCGATCGTCAAGCGATATGTCCGCGAGCTTATCGAAGTAAAACGTGCCGACGCTCACGACTTCCGCGCCGTGTTGATTGCGTACGAGTTTAACCGCTTCACTAAAGCGGCATTTCTGCGTGTAATCATCGCCATAATGCGGCTCGTTATAATCCGGATCATATCCGGTGAACGGCGAGATAATTACGTCTTGTTTGAGTGGGATGACCGGCATTACGGAATCAACCTCCCGACTCGGCGTGCCGGTATCCTTACCCCGTTCGCGTCCCCTATTAGATCCCGGCAAGATTGCGGAATCATACTTACTAATTCACGCGATCCCTCTCGGAAACTCGTTGAAGTAACTCCGCTCAAAGAGGTCGATTGAACTCCTCGCTGTCCTGCAACCATTACGTCGCTATAAACCGTAGCCAGTGCCGCAGCAAATTCGTACACAGCTTCGTCCGGAATCGTATACTTCGAGTAGTAGCGAATTAAAGTACGCTCAGCCACGTTTAACATTCGTTGTCTTTTGGCTGCGTCTGAGTCCGCCCATCCTTCGGTATCAATTACGTTCGCGCTAATATAAGTATCTGCTGCGATTACTGTCGTTGACATGCGCACACCTCCGTTTATTTACCGGAGGATTTTGCGGCAGTCTTGCGCGGTTTTGGCGCTTTTACGACGCTAACTTGCAGCTCCTCCGGCTTGCTTTCGTCTTCCTCCAACGTGTATCCATAGTCGTGAACGAGAATCTTGCGCAGACCCTCGTCCTCAACTACAGCCGCACCGTTGCTAAACTTGACGCCGTGTGTCGTCCCGTCATAGTTCGGGTTAGGCGTTTTGATTACGTACATCTGCGCACCTCCCCGGTTAATTAGGCAATGATGCCGGACAAACGTGCGGCGGATTTACCGTCAAACAGCGCCAATCCAGTGTAAAACTCGATACGAGTACGGTAAGCTGGCTTTTCTTGCAAAAGACCAAGGTCCTCAACCATTACGCCGCCGTTAGTCAAACCGGACACATACTCGTCGGCACCGAATTTAACGGCATAGATCGAAGTTGTGTTTGTTGCTGTCCCGGCTGTTTCAGCGTGTCCGATTACCTTGCTTCCACTAGCATTATCACCGGCATCGAACATAGGCACCCCGTTATAGGTAACTACAGGCTTACCAAACGCATCCTCGCTTTGAGTGAAGTAGCCAAGTTTACGCGCAATGGAATTAACCTTAATCATTGTCTTGGAGTCCATAAACAGCGCGTCTGCTCTACCGCGAGTCTGATAAATCAAAGCATCTAAAGCTTCGAGGAACAGTGTTGCATTAGCTACATCGCTCAAATCCAAGCCGTTAGTAGCTGCAGTAATCAACTGACTACCAGTAAGGCGTTTCTTCAAACCGTCGAAGGATTTAGAATCTACCGCGGTATCTCCGTTGAAGAAAGTATCTTGAAACTTAAAAGCCGCTGCCTTGGTTTTTAGCGCCGTTTGAATAGCGCGTTGATCGTTGATATTAGAGCGTGTTTGTTGGATAAATCGATCCACGTCTGCGTCTCCGCCCAAGATTACCAAACTTTCAGTAACCGGATTTACTGTACCGGTCGATTCTGTGTAAGCTTCGTTAACACCACGAAACGCAACTCCCGGTAGTGTAGCCTCGCGGTTATAGGTGTAGGCGTTACCTTGAATGTCCATGAACGGCATAAGTTGAAGCACTGGCGCATTCTGTACAAATGTCTCAATTACCCCTTGTTGAAGCGTGTTTTGCGAAAGTTTCGCAGATTCCAATAGTGTCAAAGCCATTTATAAATCCCCCTAGTAATGTTTTTTGTAATAAAAAAGAGCCCACTAGGGGCCCTTCTGCTTACTTACTTATTTACTTGCGTATCCTGCCGAAAGCTTTTCCCGAGTGCTGAGGCCGTCAGTTCCAGGCTTGCGACTCCCGCCGTTCGTATCTCCGCCAATTTGACGGCTCTTCCCACCCTCTGTGTCCGCCAGATACGGGTGCTCTGCTATAAGCGCTGTAATCACGTCGGCCAGCCCGCTAACGTTTCCGTCTTCATCGACCGTAACTGCGTCGGTATCCGCCAGTTTCAACGCGGCGGCCAGGCGCTCAGCCGGAATATTTGCGTCGCGTGCTGCGGTCTTAAATTCAGCGTTAATCAATCGCTTATTCGCCGCAGTCAACACAGATGCGTTACGGTCCTCCGCCTCTTGTGCACGTTTCAGCGCGTCGGCCTTCTCCGCTTCCAAACGTTCGGTTGCGGTCATTTCCGCTTTGGTGCGTTCTGCTTCCGCTTGTTCAAGCGCTGTCAGCTTCGTTTTGATATCGTCGTAATCCTCACGGCCTTTACGGTCCCGCGCTAGACGATCGGCAACAATGCGGTCTAGATCCGCCTGTGTGAACGTCTTATCCGGTTCGGTATCTTCTTCCGCAAATAACTGCAGGTTTAGCGGATATCGTGAACGTTTAATCTCGTTTTGCATCGTTAGTCCTCCCGCGTTTAAGCGCCGCGTAGCGCATAGGATGTCTGGTGCATGTTGCACCTGAGCTCCGCGAAGTTTATGGCGTCGTTTGCGTTCGGACGCGGAGTCATTGCTCCAATAACTTCGGATCGCGTATTGGTGATAAAACGTGGCGGCATGACGGGTGAAAAAGCTCACGTTTCGGGATGTCGCCAACATACGGAAATTCGCCCGGAGCGTCCGGAATAAGCTTGACTATGCGGCCTTCCCAACTGCGGCAGGCATCTGTCGCACCATGACGCGAAACAACCGCGTAGTAAGCGCCGCGGCCTATTGCTTCGTTCGTCGAAGCTTCCCGGTGTACTTGCGATAACTTAGTTCGCGCCAACGTATCGGTATAAACTTTTGGATCCCAGCGCCTTCCGGCCGCATCAATTATTCCGGTATTCACGGAATCGCCTAGCGTTTTCTTCATTCCGCTAAGAATATCGCGACTAATCGTACGGCTTCCGTTAACTCCCTTCGCCATATTTCCGCGCAAGGAATCTGCGGTGGCTTGGCGTACTGCAATCCGAACCTTTCGCTCGATATTCTGCGTAACGGCCAATACGTCGGCTTGCGTATCCGCTACGGCTGCCGCGACCATCTCACGATTGATGCGGCTAAACTTCGCAATCTTCTCCGCCTCTTCTACTGTTGACACAACGCCTAAATCGACGATCGCGCGGATCACTCCGTCGGTCGCCGCCTTTGGTACGTATTTTTCTACCCACGCTGCTGACTCCGCGTTGAGTCCGCTAAGTATCTTTGAAACTTCCGCGAGTGCAAACTTTGAATTAGCGAGGGAAAGGCCGGCAAGGTCGAGACGGGAGAGCTCTCCGGTTATATCGAGTATTGCGGTTTTGAGCGCTCGGACGAGTTTGGCGACGTCGTAATCGTAAATCGGGTCCGGTATGATCATTACGCAGCGCTCTCGTCGAGGTCATTAAACAACGAAGAGTCTACCGTCCCACCCGTTCGCGATTCGTCGCCATCTATCCTCGCGATTGCTTGCGCCGCCTGCTCGTCATTGCCTCCGTCCAGCAGTTTAATAGCATCAGATACTGCCATCGTAGCCTTGCCCCCCGTACGAATTTGCGCTATTTCCGCCATTTCGCGGGCGTCCGTAGGCAGGCCATCTTTGAAAATAATGTGCGGTTTCGTAGGAGTGTAGCCGAGTTCTTCGCGGGACTGCGCGTGTTCCAATAATTGCGCGATGAATAGCACCTCTACCAGCGCCTTATCGAAATACTGACGTTTACGCGTCGTCTTTGAAAGCAACGGACCCATCCGGTACTTAACAGCGAGCCCTGTTGCTCCGCTTGTTCCGGCGTTCTCTTTGCCGAGGGCCACCGGAGGGAGCTCGGAAACGGTTAACAGTGCATCAATAAGCTTGTCTAGCTCTTTAAACGCGGACTCAAGTTGCCCGTCCCAGGTAACGTACTGCGGTATAACGTCGTCTTTCCCTACGATCTCAAATACTTTAGCGTAAGCGGCCTTTTGTTGTGGTACACCGTCCGGACCGTCTTCTAATACACCCGTTGGAACCGCTAGGATTGGGTCAGCGTGTTTGTCTAAGATGTTGGATATCTGCGTAAGGCGGTGATTAATTTCGCGTAGAAGCGCCCTATTCTCCGTAATGTCATCGACTCCGTGCCACGACGTATCAAGCGCAAAGTTAGGAACGTGGACCACTAGCGGCAAGGGTACGCCTGTCTCAATTGGAGCGCTCGGCGCTTCTATTTCCTCGGTTATATTCCACGAAATGACCTCGCCGTCTTTAGTTGACTGCGCAGTCATTGCGTATTTAGCCGTGGTTAGTTCGCCAGGCCTATGCGTCTCAACGAAAAGTTCCCATTTTACGGAATTCCCTTCCGTCACCTTTACCGGAACCGCGATATGATAAGCCGCGATTTTCTTCTCGTTACCTGGGATAGTTTCCGGAAACACATACGCTGCGTTTTGCGCTTCGATTACGGCGCGATAAGGATCGAGTGTTTCGGATAAAGCCCCGCGATATTCCTGCGCCCACTTTACTTTATAGAACGAGTCGCCCCGATAGGCGTTACCGTAGGCCATTTCGTAATTGACAGTACCTAGCGCGTTGTCCTTAACAATACGTTCAAGGGCTTTTTGCTCCGTAGAACTGTCCTCGCCTGCGCTGTATATCGGAGATTCGCCGAATAGTAGATCCGCGGACTTCTTACAGATCAGCCCGGCGTAATTCGTATATATGAACCGGTGTTCTTCCGTTTCTAGTAATTGTGCGATCTGTCTAATCATGTATTTGCTACAACTAATCAACTCAGCGTTTTCTCTGTAACGTTCTATCCGATCTTCATGATCTGCCGGTGGATAAACTTGTCCTACTTGGAACAATTTCTAACCTCCTCATAATCCTTTTGGTTTCCGCTGCCAAGTCCGTCCACGTCTTCCCGTTCCGCCAGCCGCCTCAACTGCGCCAGCTAATGCGTCAGGTAAATCGTCATGCGTTCCGGAAGGGAATTGCTCCATTTGCTCGAACAATAGGCGGTGCGCTCGATTGAAACGTAAAAAACCGCTCTCTATGAGCGGCTCCAATGACTCTATGCGTATTTCTTTTTTAGTGCGGGATATGACGGGCTTTAGTCGAGTAGTTCCGATATATTCTTTTGATAGCCGTTCTTGTAATTGGCGGAACATATCGTGCTGTGCGCCGACCGTTTCAACTGCGAACGTCTTATGTCCGTAATCCTTTATGGACCGTACCGCTTGTTCTAGCGCAATGTGTGCCGGGCATTTGCGCGCCCAAGCATCAAGCACGTACATAACGCGCGTCGTTCGGTCTTTTCCTATCGTGACAATCGCGTTATAGTCTGACCGGCTGTTTTTTCCTTGCGCGATATCCCAAAACGCGTACATCTCCAGCGGTCTAGGCCGTCCGGATTCGTCAAACAGGTCTGATTCGTCGTAGTATCGAAATTCTTCCGGATTAAAAATCGCGGATTCTTCGTCAATCGGCGTATTTTGATACTCCGTATTAAATGCCTTCGATCCATTCGCCCATTTCCACGTCATTAACGTCCATAGCGGTTGAACTGACGGCCATAATACGACGGCTCCGCGATCCATTTCGTCGCGATTTGCTTCGTAATAGGCCCGAGCATGAACTACCGAGTCTTCGTCGTCAGTATTCAGATAGATTGAGCGGCAATTATCCCAGAGGTCGGCGCGTTCCGGTTCCTCAATCAGCGCTTTATACAGTTTATCGTTGAAGTCCGGCCGTTTCATTACGGTTCGTAACAATGACTCAACGTGTACGACCGTTCCCATGTAGATAATAGCGGTCTTCTTACCTTCCGGATCGCCCAACGGTACAACCATCTGTGAAAACCAATCGCGCAGCTTTAGGCGCTGTTCCGGTGTGGCCGCGTTCGTCCTTACGTCTTCCAGGTCATCGCAGATTATTAAATCCGGCCGTACGCCTTCCCAATTTCGGCCTCGTAACGTTTGGTTACTACTCGCGGCCTCCATCTTCGTTAGTAGATGTGGTACTCCGCTAGGTTGCGGCTCCCATGCGATAAACTCCGACGAGTTGTCTTTCGGATTCGCTTGTTGCTTCGGCGATAATAGTGGACCGAAATCGCGCCGGAGCTTCTCATTACTTTTAAGCTGACCTGCGATCCATTCGAGGTTCCCGGTTGATACTGTAGGCGTCTCCGAAATATTAATAATGTATTTACGATGACGGTACACAATCTCCCGTAGTGGTTTAGCCTTCGATAAATACGATGATTTGGCGTGAGATCGCGGCGCTGCACGTACTACCTTAGCGTTTATCGTCCGTATGGAAACATCGTCCATTGTCGCGCATATTTCACGGTGGAAATCAGGCGCTTCGTCTAGGCTGGCGATATCGAATCCGTCCCAATTACCGGCGTTACCGGGATTGCGCGTCTCAGAGAAGTATTCAAACGCGAAGTATAGAAGGTCGCCCTCCGCACGCTGAATCCTCGTTAACCTGGCGCTCTCATCCAAGTATTGCGCGAGATCCGCCTCCTCCTCGTATGTCAGCGAGTCAAGGTTCGCGGTCATCGCGCCGATTAGTGCGTCAAGTTTTCCGATCGTCTCAGCGCGTTCGTCCCGTTTAATCCAACGTTCATTTATCCACGCGATAGCCGCGTCACCTCCTCTTCGTTATGTCCGTGCAATTACCGTTAAATTAGCGTCGTTCCTTTGTACCCTAGCAAATAGTAGTCCTGCGCCCCTAACGCGCTAATTCAACGGTGATTCTACGGTAAAATCATGCGTATGCCTGCGAGGTACATCCGACCTCCGATTATAGTGTAAAGTTCAAAGTTAAAAATGATATCCGGATTGGTCTGGCACGAAACGGCGGGGGGTTCGAGGGGTGCCGGGGGT